ATTGCTAGGCATGTTGTGAGTAATGGTTAATTTTTGATTAACCGAATTGTATACCGCGGCCAATTCGGTAACTTGATTAGGTTTATTTGTGGGGGTTTTTATTAAAGTTTCAGATAAAACACTAGATATTCCATGAATATCAGTATAAAAACAAGCAATTTCATATTCGATATTATTTACAACATTTTCTATAACATATGAATTTGTATTGCTATAATCCAAGTAAATATTTATAGAATTATCATTATCAAAAAGGCCTTGAGTGTTACCTCCAACTATCATTTTACCTAGCAAAATAAAGGTGACCTTCTGAATATTTGGTTCCGCTGGTTGACTTAAGCTGACTGTAAAATAATTATTTGCTGGAACAATCTCGGCAAAAACAGGTGCTTCTAAATTATATACATTCACTATAAGTGGAGAAGATGAAATAGAAGAATTACCAGTGATAATGCTAAGTTCAGCAATATAACTTCCAGCCGTTAAATCATAAAAAACATGACTTCCGAAATTTAATTCACTAGAACGTAACTGATATTTAGTAATAGGGAAAGCATTATTTCCTAAAGATTGAGTCATATCACGCAATGGTGTAATGTCGGTTAGATATAAAAATCCTTTGCTAGAAAGAGATATTAAACTTGAATCAACTGTCCAAGTAATATAGGCCTCTTTAGGCGAAACAAATTCTTGCGCTAAAACAATAGACGTCATTATAATTTATATTATTATTATTTTTTTTAAAAAAAATAATAATACAATTAAAGATTAAAAATAATTAATTACTAAATATTTATATATTCTACAATCTATTCTACAATCTATTCTACAATCTATTCTACAATCTATTCTACAATCTATTCTACAATCTATTCTTTCTTAATTTGCTCACTAATGCTTGTCTTTAAATCAGCATTTAAGACCAGGATTTCTTCGACTTCCGCCCTACATACAGCACATGTTATAAATGATTTAGTTCTTACCTTGGCGGTCCCGACTACGCAATCCGCACAATATTCATGCGAGCATCCTAATCTGGCAATCGGCTTCTCCTCGCAGCACATGAAGCACTCTTGGACCGGCAAATCTGGATTAATATTTATCTTTATTTGTAAAGATTTTAGATGCGCTTTAGACGCCGTGGCTCCTACAGCGGCGCCAGCGCCCACTAATGCTAAAGTATTGGCAAAGATCATTGCTTGTATTCGATACAGATGATAGCTTGTCACATCAAATGTTCGCATATAATATTGATCGAGCAACTGATACATTCTATGCCGGAAATTATACAAGTCGCTAGGATCCCATGTCATTAGTCTAGCGTAAGCATGCTGGACTTCTTCTTGTGAAACAGGAGGGCCTGCTGAAAGAAAGTTGGTAAATCGCTTATAAAAGTAGTATTCAATAATTCTCTGAATCAAGACGATTTTTGTTCCTGAGCAATGTAGCCCTAGTTTACTACTAATTACTATGAGCGCGGGTCGGGTTAAGGTGTTCAGATTTGTATACTGGCGATACAAATCAATCGGATTTGCTGCCATGAAATCCCGGACTATAAGACATTGCTGAATAGCACCTTCATGATTACACTGGGATACAGTGTGACTAGAAGAATGGCAAAATTGACAAGGCATTTTATAAAAGTTTTTAACGAAAGTTTTAAGAAATATACTACTCACAAACAAAGACTAAAGTATTTCAATTTTTTGTTTTTAAAAGAAAAAATGAAATCATTAAAAATTTTATATTTTTTTAATAAGAAGAGTTATAAGGTTTACATGGTTAAAATAGCAACTATATATTGCCTCGTAATAAAGCTGGGTCCCAAATAACTAAAGATAACTTGGCAAGAAATAGTGTGTAATTTATCTTGCTTAATAGAAGATCTCATTGGCAAAAGATAACAGGAAACCAGTCGCCGAATGTCTTCATAATGTATAATTGTAGTCCCTATTAAGCGCACATTTTTCATATTATCTTCTGTTTCCTTTTCCGGCGAGACGCATAAACTGTAGAAATCATAAAGTGCCCTTTTGAAACTTGTTTTCCAAAATCCTAAATGTAATGTCGGATCCGCCATGATTTCCGTTATCTCTGGATCGCATTCTAATTGATTATTTTTGAATCTTTTAAATTTTAAAATGGTTGATTCCAATCCGTAATAAGATAGCATTTGGATAAAGCGAATTTTTTCAGATATGCTGCGTAATTCATGTAAATAGATACTAATCCGTTCGTCATTTGTCTTGTTCCCTAGCAGTTGAAATCTCGCAATTAAATCTCGATAAATTGGCAAAATTCTGGAATTTTTGTATGCGAATGGCTTATTCTCTGTAAACATCAGTGTCTCTGGTGCTGCGGATAAGTAGTTTTCAACCATTTTTACTGGGAAAGCAAATTCAAGATTGATTCTTTCTAGTGGATTGATAGTATGTAGTATTTTATACACTTCCATCTTCAATTTTAACGAATATATACTGGTTTCCCACATCTCGGCTGCGGTCATGTGTGTTAGTCTTTTGCGTTCTGTAAAGAATGTGATGTCCCATGGTCGAGGGGAGTTATGTCCTCTATACATGGTAGGAACGCACTGGATATCAAACTCTTTCGGATGAATTTTATCGAACTCTTTATTGAGCCACATTCTATTAAATAATTTTATATCACTTGGAATGATAATGTCACCAACTTTATATGACAGCGGTTTTATCATTATTACTGATTTCACAGGTGGCAAATTCAACGTTTTTTCTCCTAATGGATTCATTTTATAAGTTTAAAATTTGTAACGTAAGTATTTATGAAATATGAAAAATAGTTATAAGATACAAAAATTTTCAATTTTTTAGTGATTGTATTTTTATATATAAATGTAAAAAAATTGAAATACTTTTTTGTTCATTTGTGACTAGTATATTTCTTAAAACACTTTCGTTTAAAATGTCTACTAAAATTGCTAATACTTCCGCTAATGCTAATAGCATTTGTATTCCCCGCGCTTTTGCCAATATCAGCGAGGCTCGTGTAAGAAAAGTCTTTGATGCGCTAAATATATTCGTGATCGATCGTATCGATATGATTCAGCGTAAAAATGAAAAAGGTGACGCATATCAGCGTATCTTTGTTCACATCAGAGAATGGTCTAACACGGCTGACGCTGATAAAGCCCGGGAACGCTTGCTATCAGGTAAAGAACTTAAAATTGTATATGATGAGCCGTGGTTTTGGAAGGTTTCCTTGAATAACTGGACACCAAAGCCTGCGGTCCCTGCAACCTCTATATATGATAGGAAACCCAGAATTCGCCTAGAATTTGAAGACAAAGATGAAGCTAAAGAAGAGGAAGAATTGCCGTATCACATTCGCTGGGGCGATGAACTTGCGAGACGCAAAAGACAATCAAGCCAAGAAACAAGAAAAAATGAAGAAACTGCCGCTGATTTTCTAAGCAGCATATCTTTAGAAGACCAAAGACCCTACAGAGAGCGCAGATTGGATCCTATCCTCTGCGAACAAGACGTTCAATCCGGATTTAGAGACCGAAGACTTCCGAGTGAAAATGCTAAAAAGCAGCAAAGAAAATCAAGATTTTCAGACAAGACTGCTGAGCCTATTCCAGTCAAAAATGAGAAGCCAATCGTTGATTCGCCTAAACCAGCAACTTTACCGTTACCAATTGCGCCTGGGCTTCCTGATATTGTTGTAAAGAACCCAACTCCTCCTATTGTAAAGAACCCAACTCCTCCTCTTAACAAAGACCCATACTTAGTCATCAAAATGCAAGCCTATTTCCGAACAGAAATAACAGACGAGATTTACCTGAATAACAGACAAATGATGCGAGAAATGTTAAAAGACGCAAAAGATGCTGAATTAGAAGAGACAGAGATCATCGATTATGGCAAGGTCGCAGCGCCAAAAAAGAAGGGACGTAAAATAGTAGCGTAGATATGTAGCGTAGATATAAATATATAAATAAATATAAAATTAAAGGGTTGCCACTAAGGATCGTAAAACTCAATAAAGAGTGATTCCCTTTTTTTTACCCAGTAATAAAATATAACTAACAAATGATATCCATAAAAACAAAGGCATATAACGTCAAACAAATACCAAATACCAATAGTTTTATTTTATCCATTGTAAATCATAACAATAATGATATACTAACTAACATATATAAGTCGATTACAAAGACCAAAATATTATCGAATGTTTTTCTTAGCGAAGCAGAAAACGAAGCAGAAAACGAAGTAAATAGCGAAGCAGAAAACGAAAAAGAATCCAAAAAAGAAACCATAATATTCACAGCAGAAAATGTAAAACCATTATCTACTCTTTTACAAAAGGGTAAACTAACAAATCAAGAAACGATAAAAATGATCCATGATTTAAGCAAACAAATTGCCTATTTAGAAACAAATTTGTTAGCATTTATTGGATACAATATAGAAGATATATTAGTAATAAATTATGATACTTTTTTTATTATCAATACAAGCCGTCTATTAAAGATAGATCCTTCAACCAATTATATTAATATTTACTCTCCAATTGAAAAACCCTATTTTTCCAGTCCAGAACTAAATGAACTAACAAAGTTACCATCAAAAATAGATTATCGCGCCAGCTATTATAGTTTAGGTGCTTTGATTCTATTCTGTTCGACCAATATATATATATTTGCGGAACTTAAAGAAGATGATCGCGACATTTTAAAACCGATTTATTACACAAAAATATACTGGTTTTTAAGGCGATGCTTTCATGAAACAGATAACAAAAGAATATTGTTATTTATTTAATTGATTGTATTTATTTATTTTTATTTATTTTTTATTCATATAATTTGTATTCAATTATATGAATTAATTATATCCTTTTATGATATATGTCCTTAGCAACTTTTAAAAAAAAAACAATAAATAGATATTCCTCTGCGACAAAGCGCTCTGGGAAGCCACCTGGTGGTTATTGGTTGCCTCAAGGTCCTTTTGGTCTACCAGATACTGTAAACTCTGTCATTTTAGCAGACGCAATAAAACATTATGGTCCTGTCGGATTTTCGATACAGGGCGGACATCGCAGCATTTCAGTAGGGAAAACTATGAAATTCAGTCAGCAAGGCACCAGATTTAGAGGGATTCATCCAATGGGTCATGGTGGTCATGGTGGTCAATATTATCAAGCTCAGCCCTTGTTAAATGCGGGACCAGCAATTGTCGAAGTAAGAGGCAATCAGCAAGATTTTATTAAACCATCTGTGCTTTCAAACAAGGGCATGTTAGCAAGAAGATATAGATGGATAGCATCGGGACAATATCCTAGTAATTGGGTTCAGCCAAATTACACCGGTAATTTAACAGATAGTGCTAGTCAGGGACTCTATATTCATAATTTGAGCGTGGCATCCGATTGTGTAGTGGATACAAATGATACTCAGAAATATATCGGTAATGTTAAGACATGCGGATCTATGGGTTGTAATTCCACTCCCGCTCGCGGATATACGATGGGAATTCAGCAGGCGAATGCGGCATATACCAAGTTCTTACATATTCCACAGGATTCCAGTCAGCGCACACTTCGCATCCAAAGACGATGTATCGATCAAAGACCGTCGCAAAAACCATTTCCCTACGCGGTTCAAACTGGCACAGGTATTCTTACAGGCGGCACCTCTGTCACCGCAGTCGGCAGCGCATGTAACACATCGAATACATTTGATGTTCCACCGGCCTGGTATCTGGCATCCAAATCTCAGGTTCAGTAAATATAAAGATTTCTTTTTTAATTTTATAATTAATAACAAATTTTCATTAGTTATTAATTATAAAGTGATTTATTCATTCATCGCCTCTTTTTCCATCGCCTCTTTTTCTATCATTTTTTTTTGAATATTTGATGCTGTTCCAATACGCATATGATTTTTATAATACTCTATTAAATCATCATTATATTCAAATAAATATTGACATATTTTTATTACAGATTTTATTATATCTGATGATAAACTTAGTTCTTTTATTTTATACAATTCAGTTTCATAATATTTTACAAACATATTATAGAAATTTCTTTGAGCAATACTTAATGCATCTGTTTTAGTAGGATCCATTAGTTCAGCATACTTTTTACTACGCATGTCTTGACCAGATCCT